AGTTCTGTTGCATCTTCATCTTATCTTTAAGAGTATCTCTCTTAAGATCCAATGATTTGATCTGGTCTTTTTTCTCACGAATCTTATCTTTGACAAGACCATTCATCGCAGAGAAGATACGAATATCCAAAAGATCCTCAATGACTTCACGACGATTAGAAGTCGTCAGTTGCATAAAAGGAACAAAAGTGCTACTACCCAGAATCACAATCTGAGTAAAAGACTTATAGTTCACCTTGAGGATGTTTTCTTCCAGGATCTTTTGGTTGGAACGATCATCTGCTTCTTTGTGCAGTTGATTTCCATTTACCTCAATGTCAAACACATTGGGTTTGATTCCCCGACGAACAAGATAATCACGACTGTTTACCGAGAACTCAATCTCAACCAAACAATCTCTCTCATTGGTAGTATTAACCAATTGAGGTTTATTAATCTTACGAAATGGTTTATTAAAAAGAACAAATGTAAGTGCATCCAACATTGTGGATTTTCCAGCACCATTTGTTCCAATGACTAGATTGGTATGATGTTCTTGGAAATCAATCTCCGTAAACTGGTTCCCAGATGAGAGAAAGTTTTTATATCGAATCTTCTTGAAAGTTATCATTCTTAGGAGGAATCACAATGTCATTAGGGGTAATAATTGCATACTTGTAAGAGTAATGTTTACAAGTTTTTATTGCAAGTTCATCATCAACTTCTACTACATCCATTATAGCATCTTCTTGGTCTTCGAGCATCATAGCATAGCGGTCTGCATCGTCCTCCTCCTCAAAAAGAAATAAAACTTTATTACCATACTGGTCTTGGACAGCATAGGCACCGTCTTCTTTATTGTCTTTAAGAGTGAGGAGAAACATTACTCTACTTCGCAAGCTTGTCTATACAAATCTTGGAAGATACCTTTGATGATATTTTTATCAAACTCAAATTCAGACTCATCAATGTAACGATTTAGAATAGAAATAGTATTCTCTTCTTCATCAATCTCAAACTCTTCGTTCTCATGAATATCAAAGTTTTCTACAATTTTGAGTTCCTGAACACCTGCCGAATGTAGTTTATCAATGAACTTCTCAAAGTCTTTTGGATTGCTCTTTTTACGAACAATTACCTTAACGATTTTACTTTCATACTCGGTGGCATTAAAGAGTTTGTAGTTGGTATCCTCATAATAGATGTTATAAAATAATTTATAAGGATTATTAATTGGGGTGTGAGTGAGGGTTTCCGTATCAAAGATATGAAAACCACGAGTATCATTCACATCCGTCCAATACATCTCATAGGGATTTCCTAGGTAGAAGACTTTTCCGTCGTTCGATCGAGTGTGATAGTGTCCCGAGTAGACACGCTCGAACTTCTCAAATAGTTTGCTCTCCAAACCGTGCTCCATGATGATTTGTCGATTAACTCTAAATCCTTGGAGTTCCAAGTGCCCCATCGCACACCTGCAAGAAGTCTTTTTGATAATGTTAAGAGATAATTCTTCATTTCCTTGATTAATCCACGGTAAAAATAAAATGTCCAGTCCACCAACATTAACTTCTGTTGGTTTGCTATAAGTTTTGATATTGGGATAAGTTTGCAAAAGAAGTTCTGGCGAGTTGACTTCATTTGTATTTTTATAGTATGTGTCATGATTCCCAATAATCATATGAACATCATACTTTTTAAGAGGGTCAAATACAACTCGCTTTGACCATTCTAAACTTTGATAGTCAATTGACTTACGACTATCAAAGGCATCACCCATATGAATGACTGCCTCTACTCCGTGCTCTTCTAGGGCAGGAAAAAATACATTGTTATAGAATAACTCAAAATGGTCGTGGAGGTGCTTGGAACCTTTCCTCGCACCATAATGAGTATCGGTAATAATTGCTACACGCATCAGCGGTTTTTGTATGTGATGTTGTCTTTAATTGTATTATAGTCCGAACTGCTACCAGAAAGCAAGCTGTCGTCAACCATCATAACCTCATCAAATCCAGTTCTCTCAATGATTTTGGTTTTGATATCCAGTTGCTTCTTCTCCTTCTGAATGCGTCTCAGAAAGGCATAGTGAATGATTTGAGTAAAATATGCAAAAGGGTTCTTGGATTTCTCTGGGTCAAAATTATGAATATACTGAACGCAATTTTCGATTCCGTCGGAAATCATATCCTCACGGAACATATAATTCACAAAGTTTGGTTTATATGATAGGTGTGTGGCAATCTTTAAAAAACATTCACCAAGATAGTTTGGAATTGGTGGTTTTCCCTCCCATTGTTTTCCTCTCTCTTGTTTTGGTTGCTCGGTGAGATCTTTATTGAAAGCCTTTAAGTAAGATTTTTCTACTTTTGTGCGATAAACAATCATCGCTTCTAACAACTCTTTGTTGTTTACATAGTGCTCTGTCTTCTTTTTAGGCATAACATTGGTCTCTTATAACATAAGTTGTTATTATTATACCATACTTTGTGGGCTTGACAACATTAGAAAATGTGTGTAGACTACCTTTGTCCCGGTTAAAGATGAGTACTAGCTTTCTTTAGGATACTCAATATTAAATGAGTTTTCTAGGGATTTACGAGCATCTTCTACTGATGAGATATATCCCATCTTCTTTGATGGTTTAATTTGATTAGACTTTGATGATTGATATGTATCGATAGAGTCTTCTTCGTCCTCAAGGTAACTATTGTAAATATCAATTAATCTTTCATCCTTTGTTTCAGTCATAGTAATAATTTTATCAAATTTTACAATAAAGATATCATCCGAAGACATCTCAATCCATGATTTGACTTTGATATGAATACCACGAGCAGAAGTAATCACTTTCATGGTAATTGGATTCTGAAGAACTAAAACTGGTTCTCCATCATTCTCATCAATCATAGTAAGTGATAATACTTCTTCACCAGAGTTCATTTTAATAATAGAATAGAACTCATCATTAAGAGAAGACTCTTCTACTAATTCTTTTTCTTTTTTTGTAAATAAATTTTTAATATATCTAATAATCCCCATTAGTTTTTAAGCGGAATGTTTACAATATCATAATTAAAATTTTCTTCGTTATAAACTTTGATTCTTTCGATTAGGTGATTAAGGGTATAATTTCTCCTAGACTTGTAGGAAATGTCGTCAGCAATATCATATAAAGTTGCTTTTGTTTTGTTATTGCCTTTTCTGAGGACTCTTCCAATACTCTGCAGATTTCTAATTCTGGACTTTGAAGGAGAAGCAAAAATAACATTGTGGAGATTTTTAATGTTAATACCAGTAGAGAATGTGCCGTATGAAGCGACGATAATCGCGTTGTTTTCTCTTTCTGTAATCTCTCTTACCTTCTCTCTGTCCTCCGTTGCCACACCACCATGAACAAAGAAGACATGACGGTTGTCTGCCTTTGAGTTATTTATTAAATCGTAAAGTGGTTGTCCGTGCCCTTCAACTCTGGAAAATAGTATGAGCGTATTGCCTTTAAGATCAAGGGCAAGGTTACGTATAAATTTGTTGCGTCGTTCATGATTGATAATGTACTGGACTTCTTCTTCAAAGTTTTCAAACTTATGTGGTGAGTGTTTCAATAGAAGCACGTTGATGTCTAATTTGGCAACGTGACCCTTCTTCATCAGTTCTTCTGTTCTAATGATTTTATATGAAGGACCGAATAAGCCCTCCAATACCCATTTATGAGTTTGAGTTCCATCAAGAGTGCCTGTAAAACCAAATCTATATTTCGCATCAGAAAGTTTTCCCATTATAGATATTAGAGACTTAGACTTAAACTGGTGTGCCTCATCTCCAACGACCACATTAAATCTTGAAAAGTATTTGCGGGGTAGTTTGTAGATGGACTGCCAGGTGGTGATAATCACCTGTGAGTCAGTCTCTCTTTCTTTTCCCGCATATATTTTGTGGCAATATGAACCAACGTCCCAGCCATAGTCTGCAAAGTCTTTATACATCTGTTCTACTAGGGAAGTCGTCGGAACGACTATCAGAATATTTTGTCCTTTCTCAACGTAATATCTCACAAGAGAGTATATCATCAGAGACTTTCCAGAAGCAGTTGGGGATATCAACAACTTTCTATTATGTCTTAGGGCGTCGTATACTCCCTCTACTTGGTACTCGCGGGGAGAATACTTGCAAATAGCATTCATATAATCCTTGACACCTTCCTTTGAGATGAAGTCATTAACCTCAAAAGGAAGACCATAGAATTTGTTATTAGCAAACTCATAGGTATATTC